ATATTAAAGAAACCCACTGGGATGTCATTTACACGCTCGACGATACCAGTATATTGTGTATTCGCCACCGGTTCATTGTTAGAAAATCCGATCCCGTTTGTGTACGGTATGATTGACGCCGACCCGATATTAATGCGCTTAAGTTCGGAGTTGGTAATTGTGGCACTCTTACCGGCACTGAGGGGTATGCTGTATTCGGTGGGAAACTGAAGCTGGACGTCCGAAGATACACCAGTCTCCGCCAGGAGTGGTAGTTTTGTCTTAAGATACATGTTGGCCATCAAGTCACCCATCTCTTTGGGTTTGAATACGTGTTTTACTGTATTACCGAAATAGGTTGTGCCTGGCTCACCCAACTGTGTGCGGCGCTGGAAAATGGCATTGGGATAGGCGTTCTTATATTCTGGTATAAAAGGTGAATTATTACTTACGAGATAATGTTTGTCCTGGGGACCTATTGCATCTAAACTAAGGGTGGAACCAGTCAGGGTTTTCCCTCTGATTTCTTGGGGTGTCGGGCCTTCACAGTCCTCCATTACTAATATTCTATCTTATATTTTTGAGGTCAGATTTCCACATGTCGACATGGTCAGTCGCGTTGAGTTCGTCGTACAACTTCTTCTTCTCGGCCTCTTCGTTGTTCAACCTGGTAATAGACTCCTCTGTGTACTGGCTGGTCTTGATATTCATGAGGTAGTCGAAGGTTCCCTGGACAGTGTCAAACTTCAACTTGACCAGGCTGTCGTCAATGGACTGACGCTTCCGCTTGAAGATGACAAGGTCACCGTTCACAACCAGTCTTACAAACCGAGCCTTGTTGGATGCGACCGCCGCAAGGACCCTGTACTCCTTGAGCATGTTCAACTTCCTCGCCTTGTAGTGCTGCATACGGATGGCGAAGTAATCAATGACGATGTCCTCTGCGCTCTTGTACTTCTTCATACCATTGGGTGTCATCAGCCACATGTTGGTCGTGTGGACCGCCTTGATAAGCCCGAGTTCCTTCCTGGGGTCCACGCCAGTGTAGCCACGGATGATAAACTTCACACTCTCCTCTGTGCTGTGGTTGTCGAAACTCATAATCCGCTCCCGCTCAACCAAACTATCCAGGTACTCCTTGTAATCCTGAGTCCACTTGCCAGGAGGAAGTTCCGTCACCGTAATAATACCACTGGCGGTCTCGGTGTAATTGCCAATCAGACTCCAAGTCGTGTTGTCCTTCTTGTGGACAGTCCCCTTGAACCCCCTGTACCACGGGGTCATCGCAAGGGGCAGCCGGCCATCCATACAACGAAGGATGTTCTTCTTGATATCGTCGGGGTTGAAGCACGGGATATTGGTACTGTACCCAGTACCAATGCCCTCAGCGCCATTGACCAGAACCATAGGGAGAGTCGGCACATAGAACTCGGGTTCAATGGCTTTGCCATCGTCTTCGAGCAACTTGAGCGTACTGGTATCCCTGGAATCGAAGACGTGCTGTGCAGCAGAAGACAATCTGGTGAAGATATACCTGCAACTTGCAGCATCCTTGCCTCCCATCAGTCGCGTACCAAACTGTCCACATGGCTCGAGGAGGTTGATATTGTTACTGCCCATGTAGTCCTGGGCCATACCGATGATTGTACCCTGCAGCGATGCCTCACCGTGATGGTAGGCCGAAACCTCCGAGATGTAACCCGACAACTGGGCAACCTTGATTTCGCTCGTCAGGTTACGCTTCATACACGCAAACAGCACCTTGCGCTGGGAGGGCTTGAGACCGTCGCAGACGTGGGGAATTGACCGCTTCACGTCAGCAACACTGAAGTTAACCATGTCACTGTTGATGAAATCAGCGATGGACAATTCAGTCACCTCGCCATACTTCACTTCGGGTGTGGGTGTCCGGATGTGGGTTTCGAGCCATTTCTTCCTGGCGTCTGCGCGAGTCTTGTCAAACGCCAGAACAATGGACTTGGTAGTATCGACGTTGTCACCAAACTTCACGGTCAGGCGACCGATTTCCTTGAAATATTCCTTGGCCTCCTTGGAAGTACTGGTACCCAGTCCCTTATAATACTTCACCTTCATCCCACGAGGAATCTTCCCGCCGTGCTGCTCCAGCCAGGTCTCATATGCCTGGTTGGTGAAGAACGACTGCGTACCAATCTTGATAATCGGCGTAACCATACTGACCACAAACCCAAGCTTCAGCAGTGATGGCCAGAAGCAGTGAATCATGTTAATCACCAGACCCTTGATATGCGACCCATCCAGATCGGCATCGGTCATAATCATCAAGCGCCCGTAACGAAGTTCGGTCAGGTTCTTGTACGTCTTGTCCTGCTGCAGCCCGAGGATCTTCTTGAGGTCCGAGAACTCCTGGTTGGACATGAGCTGCTTGACACTCGCATCACGAACGTTGCGCGGCTTGCCCCGAAGCGGGAAAACACCATACTCGTCTCGTCCCACGACCGAAAGACCACTGATGGCGAGAGCCTTGGCGGAATCTCCCTCCGTAATGATGAGTGTGCATCGCGAAGACTTGGGACCACCAGCCCAGTTGGCATCGTCCAACTTAGGAATACCGGAAATCTTGTTCTTCTTGGTGCCGTCGGACTTCTTCAGTTCCTTCTGCTCCTTGAACTTGGCGACCGACAGAAGCTCATCCTGGATACCCGTAGCAAGGATGGACTTCATGAACTTAGGGGGGTACTCGAACTTGGTCCCAAACTCAGAAGACTTGCTCGTGCATTCAGACTTAATCTGGCTACTGAACGACGGGTTCACAATCGTACTCCGCACAAACATGAACATCGTGGATTTCACATTCGTCGGCTTCAACTTGTCGGCACCGTCTGCCTTCTTCTTCAGTAACTCGTTGATGATATCCTTGGAAATCGAGTTGGCAACGTAGTCCACGTGCGTACCACCCTTCGTCGTGCAGATACCATTGACCCACGAGACCTGCTGGAAACCCGCGTAGTTACTGGGAGCAACAACAACGTCCCAGTCACCACTCGCGTCACTGTGGGCGACCGCATTGTCAACACCCTCGTGCATCTCAGCATAGTCCAGTAACTTGTGGACGGGGATTTTCTCGCCCTGAAACGAAACCTTGAGACCGCTGCGCGAGCAAACAGCAGTATCCCACACACGCTTCTCAATCACGCTGTAGAAGTCCTCGGTCAATCCAGCCATACTGAGCTTGGGCCAGTCGGGAACGAACGTGATGGACACCTCACCGTCCTTGCCCGAGTATTTCGTGGGCTTTGCCGGGCTCAGTTTTGACATGTTGTCACTCCACTTCCACGTACACTGCAGATGGTTCGTGGGATCCTTCACAGTCAGGTTGAAAGCCTTGGAGTAGATGTTGGTAAGTTTGGCACCATAGCCGTTGCGGCCACCGGTTACGCGTTGCTCATTGTCGTCGTAGTTGGAACTGGTCAAGAGGGTACCGAAAATCAACTCGGGTACCCACACCTTCTCAGTCTCGTGCTTGACAATGGGGATACCGGTTCCGTTGTTGGTGACACAAATCTCACCAGTCTTGGTAGACACGTTGACATCAATCTTGGTAGTCTGCTTGGGGTTGACTGCGTTCTGGTCAAGAGCATTGACCAGGATTTCATCAAAAATCTTGAGTAGCGCGGGGGTGTACGACAAGTTCTTCTTCACAAAAAAGTTCTTGTTGGAATCCAACACCCACGACAATTCAGTGTCACACTTCGTAGACCCAACATAACTGTCGGGGCGTTTCAATACGTGTTCAAGGTGTGAAAGTTTCTCCCATTTCATAGTTCGAGTAAGGGTCCTACCTTTGTATGGTCTCGTATCTTTAAGTGCTCATTGACCAACATAAGAACAATTAATACACAAATATTTTAAATGTCGCATTATTTTAAATGTCTGAAGGGTGTATATTTGCACTGGGTCGTTATCAGCCTCTTACCAGGGGGCATGAGAAAGTTTTACGGAATATGATTAAGCTTGCTCGTTCTCAGAGCAAGACTCCCATAATCTATGTAAGTAAGGGACAATACAAGTCTCGTGCGGACAAAATCAAGAATCCCTTTACCCAGAATGAGCGTATTAAGATGATGAAGCAGATTTTCCCCAATGCGAATGTTCGCGCACAGATTAATAACCCCGTTGTAACGGCTAATTCCCTGAAGAAGCCTGTTTCCATGTGTGTTGGTTCCAACCGCGTCACTGCCTTCCGTAGGATGATGAACAAGTACGACCATAGTGTTATTTCTGGTGGAACTCGTAACAATGGTAATGCCCTTAGCGGGGTTTCTGGTACCAAACTTCGTGGGTGGGCCATTAAGAATAATTATAACTCATATCGGAAATGGGTTCCCCAGGGGTTCACTAATAAACAGGTGCTTGAGCAGATGGATACCATCCGCGCCCGTTTCCCTCTTCCCCCTTCCAGAAAGCGCAAGTTAGATAAAATTATTAATTAAAATCTAAATCAATCTATCATAACCATGTTTCCCTCTGTTCCGATCCCCGGCTCGGTCGTCCACCTGCTTCTTCAACTCGATGACGTACATCTCCACGGATGCCAGGCGCTTCAGGAGCTCCGGGCTAGATTTCACAAACTCCCTGATTTCCTGGATGTGGTCGGAAAAGGAGTCGGCCTTGGTGTTGTCCATGATTGATTGATTTATGGGAACTTTGACAAAAGACATATTTACACAAATATTTAGTGATAAAAATCACTTCCGCGCTGCCAGGCGCCCGCTGCGACGAGGCCGCGGAGCGACACAGGGGGCTGGGGCCTTCATCCCCTCCATGGCATTGATGGTCTCCAACACGGCCGTGGCGGCCTCTAATCGGTACCTGAGTCTGGCGTTGCATTCCATCAGGCTCGTCTCCTTGGCCTTGAGACTGGTGTTGCATTCAAAAAGGATTGTCTCGTTGGTCTTGAGACCGGCGTTACATTCCAGAAGGTGCGTCTCCCTGGCCTTGAGAATGATATTGCGTTCCATCACGACCGATGCTTCCATCGAGGCGTTGCATTCCACCAGAAGCTTCTCCCTGGCCTTGAGTTTGTCGTTGTAGTCCATAAGGTACAGCTCCCTGGCCTTGAGTTTGGCGTTGCAGTCCATCGTGTGCTCCTCCTTGGCCTTGAGTCTGGCGTTGCGTTCAATAAGAAGCTGGTTCCTGGCCTTGAGACTGGTGTTGCATTCCATAAGGTGCGTCTCGTTGGCCTTGAGACCGGCGGCAGTTTCCGCAATATATTCCCTAATATGCTTCTCCCTGGCCGTGAGCCTGATATTGTTTTTCACCAGAAGCTGGTTCCTGGCCTTGAGACTGGCGACCTCCGCCTTGAGTTCCTGGGTCTCGTCGGCTACAGCAAGTATCCGGTCCAGGCAGTCATAGGGGAGGTCATTGACGGTGGTGGTCATGGTGCGCTTATCCTTGGTCTCGATAACGGCAACGCGGGTGCGAGTGGCCACAGACCTGGTGTTCATGCTCCTGATTGATTGATTGCTCGTACCCACCACCATGGCACTGTGACATTAGACATTTTTAAACATTTTTATGACAATAAAATAATGTATAAAAGTGCTTAAGGATATAACATCTCTGTTCTGTATATACCTACATCATGTCTTACACTCAGGAGCTCCTCGCCTACACGTTCCAGCGCGCCAAGGTTCTTAACGAGATGGCAATCCCTAGTGCAGCGGATAGCTTCTTTGAAAGAAGTTTCAAGGCTCGTACGTGGGAACAGGCCAAGCACCTGATGGACAAGGCGCAGGAGATGGCGACCTACCTCGACGAGTGGGATGATATGGAGATGCCTGACCTTGAGACGGACTCCGAGTCTGAATCTGATATGGACACGGAATCGGATGAGGACGAGTCACAGCCCACCATGAGGTCCATGTTTGGTGCCATGCGGGTTAATGTACCGGATGTCCCACAGGATGCGGAGATGAACACCGACGAGTCGGACAGTGACGATGAGAGTGTGACTGGGCCGCACATCAACCGCATCTATCGCCGAGGACCGGATGTCCCACAGCACGCGGAGATGAACACTGATGAGCCGGACAGTGACGATGAGAGTGTGACTGGGCCGCGCTTCGCCTGCCGCTCGTGTGGGTCCGGGAAGGAGGCCAGGAGGAACCCGGTGACCGGACACCATACGTGTCAGCATTGTGGCGACTTCCACTGCTACGGCTCCGCCGACATGGACGACAGCAGCAGCGACGACGATGTCGACATGGCCTCGTACCCGAGATACAATATGGACGACATCGAGATGGTCGACGAGATGGCCGACGAGGTTATGTCGAGCGGCGGAAGCACCACGAGCCAGACAAGCGCGCCCAAGGCCAAGGACTACCACGAGGGTTCGGGGTGTTAGTAGTCGGCTAGATAGTGTGTATGCTCTTCCGACTGCCCCCATATATCAACTAGAAATTCAGTAAAATCCCCGTCATCGTCGTAGTCATCGTCGTAGTCATCATCATCATCGTAGTCATCAGAGAAGGAGAAGGATAAGTGTGTATAGGGTATAATGTATTGGTCTACATCGGGTCGACGGCAGAATGTCTTAAAACCATTCCACCACTGGTCCATATCGGCCATGGTTACGCTCCTGTAGGTGGGAACGAAGTTCGTTCCTGTCTCCCGTCTTGCTAGTTTATGACGATTTCTCTTAACCGCATTAATATTAAATCTACATGCCGTACATATTTGTCTGGCTCTTATGCCAAAAAATTTATACCATGGTTCGTTCATATCCCATTCACACGGTTTCATAGTAGTGTATGTGTGGGCCAGATCGAGTTCACGCTTACCCGTTGAGATTATTCTAATATCCAGTGGTGAACTGCATATATTACAATAACCTTTCCATTCAAGTCTCATGGTTCATGTCTTATATTGGTGTTTTACCTTTATAACTCATCATATGGTGCAATGTAGTGTCTCTGTGG